CGGATTTCTTCGGGCTTTAACCCTGCAATAATTCCGCTTCCAATCATGCCCCTGACATTTAATTTGTCAGGTCTTGGTCCTGATCGGCTGTCTTTTTTTTTGCGGCTTCGTCCATCGCGTCTGGCATGAACGCAACGCCGACAACCGCTTGCGCGACTTGAAACAACCGCATCAAATCAGCAGGCGTGCAGTCGGCCACGATCTTGTCAGCTTCGTGATCTTTCTTTCCGCCGCCTACAAGGCCGAGGGCCGCGATGTCGCGAACCTCGGTGCTTGTCGGCTTTTTGCCACGGCCAAAGAACCCATCCCACAAATCGAAAATGCCACGGTGCTTATCTTCAAACCGTTCGATCTCACGATTGCGCAAAATAAATGTGTAAGAAGCATCGCCGATATATTCGACGACGCCTCCACGCGGTGCTTCAGCAGTGATGCTCATTAGAGAGCCACAAACGTTACAGCGCCATTGCTTTCAAGCGACAGCGAGTATGTCACGCCGCCTTCTGTCTCGCCGCCGAAATCAACCGAAGCGATGCGGAAAGCGCCAGAATATGTGCCGAAGTCTGGGATCACGATCTGGAAGTTGCAGGCATTGTCTGCGCCCATTGCAACTGTGTTCATGCGGGCTTCTGCGGTGCTGTCTTCGAAGTAGCCATCGCCAGAGACCGAAATGTTCTTCAGGCCGTTCAGCGTTGCAGTCCACAATGCGCCTTCTGGCGTTGTGCAGTCTGGTGTTGTCACATCAATGGATGAGTTGTTGATTGTCAGCGATTTACTGTTCAATCCGCAAAGATTTGTGAATGCTTCTGATACTTCGCCATCGCCAATCTTGACCAGCAGGGCGCGTCCGAGTTGTTTAGCCATGATCGGCCTCCATTTAAATCGCGCTTGCCCAAGGCGCTTGTTTAGGCGGCGTCCTCAAGCATGGCTTGAAGCAAAATGATTGCCGTATATCCACGACCTTCATTGTCTCTTGTAACCGAAATCGCTTCGCAGATCAATTCGACTAGCGTATGCCCCTGAACCGTCACCGATACTTCCTGACGATGCAGTGCAGCACGAATTGCCTCTGCAATCTGAGTTGCCTCTACACGACCAGACGCGGATCGGCTGTGGACCTCGATGCTAATGTCAACCAAGGCACCCAGCGCCGAGTCGGTATCGAAAGCATTTGGATTGATGTTGCCGAAGCGGACATATGGGAACAAAACTGGCTGCGGAGGCTCATCATAAACCCGACCAGCAACCAGCGCGATGATGCCTGAGTTGGCAGCGAGAACCGTTCGCAGGCCTTTTTGTAGTGCGAGTGCGAAACCATCAGCCATTATTTCATCGCATCCTTAATTGCCTTATTTATTGACCGCGTCACAGCGCGTTTGTGACGCTCGGAAATTATCAGCTTAATCGTTTCACGGATATGATAGCCGCTAGTTTGACCTGTTGATGCAACGCTGTTTTTTAACCTTGTGCCGCTACTAGTTCGACTTCCTTTGCGCCCGTAGTTTACAGCGCCAAATTTGATGGCTGCGCTAGCTGTGCCATCGTGGAAGTTGATAAAGCCAAAAGTGTTGCCATCTTTTGACATTGTGTGACCGCTGAATTTGCTAACTAAATCGCCAGTGTCCACGGGAGCAATAGCTTTTGCCTTTCTAACGCCGAGAGCAACCGTTCGCCGAGTTGACGATAAAAGCGCCTCATGTGTTGTAACAGACATTTGCTGTAATTGCTTGCGCAATTTCTTTGCACCCATCACCTTCACGACGCCACCCCACGCTCAAGCAAAAATTCAACCATCTCGCCTTTGGCGTCTGATTGGATCACGTTCTTGATTGCCCAAGTAATGCCGCGAGCCGAAACGCGATCCGCAGATGTGACTGTGCTTGTAAAGCTGTCGAGACGGCAGCGCATTGTTGCCATACTGACATCGGCCAGAGCGCCGCCCTCAATCGCTTCTTTACCTGTCCGCTCGCGCAGGTCGGCAGAACGTGTCCCCACGTCTGACCAGCCGCTGTAGACGTTGCCGTAGTCATCAATTGCGCCCGAAGTCAGGCGCTGGAATGTGGCGCGTTCGCGGAGCAAACCAGCTTTAGCCATAGAACTGGCCCCGCTCGATGCCGATCAACTCGTTGAAGCCGAACGGCACATCAGTCAAAGCGCGTTCCTGTGCGCCTTCGCGGTTCTCATACCAATGCGCGACCAGCATCATCAGCGCCTGACGGATCGTCTGCGGCACGTCTGCGGATGTGTCGCCGTAGCCGATGACATATTCGATCTTGATGGCGTCTTCACGCTGCTGCGCAACGGGCCAAGATGCGCCATTCTTCGGCGAAACTGTGGTCTTTGTCGAAGTGCCAAAGATGTTGAAGTCGGAAAGCGTGGCTGTCTGAAGCACGCCATCGACATCATAATATTTAATTGCGGTCACGGATTGAACCTGACCAAGCATCAGCAAAACGATGCCCTGCGTCGGCCCCATCCATTGCGCCCACGTCTGCGTAATCATGGCCTTGCCAAGAACGTTTTGAACGTCAACGAATGCCACCGCCGCCTCGATCAGTCGCTGGATGATGACATCATCGTCTTCATGTTCAACGCGCATCTGCGCCTTTACCTCGGCCAATGTGATCGGCAAAGCGGAAGGTGCGATAACGCGGGACAATGCGTGTTGCGGCGATAGCATATTTGTTATTCCCTCACTGTTTTTTCAGCGCGGGACTTCTTCACAGCGCGCTCGATGGGCGCAGGTGAATTAACAGATTCAGCAATGCCAGCGTCGATGAAGCGCTTTGCTTCCGCTTCGTTGCAGTCAATAACGTCGCCTTGATTGTGCGAAAAATCAATGCCAGCCATCGAAGTCAGTAAACGAACTTGAGCCATGATGGCCTCCTGTTGTTGTGGTCTGGCGGGACCGAAGCCCCGCCAAGTTTAGTTTATGCAGTGATGAGGTGCTTAACAGCGCCAGTGTTGGCGAGAACGCCATCAAAGCGTGCATAGCCAAGGATGCCGTAGTCAGGTGCGAAACGCTCACGCGCAACGAACAAGGATGGACCGCCAACTTTGCGGACATAATACTTGCTCATGTCACCAAACAACATAACCTTGTTGCCAGTTGCCAAGGAAGCCATCGCTTGGTTTACAACAACGTTGTAGCCGAGGATGTTCTGTGGAACGCCAGCCTGATAGTTGCCCATCTGCCAAAGGTAGTTGCCGTTGCCATCTTTTAGCTTGCGAACCGCAGCAAGTGTGCTGTCGTTCATCATGATAGCTGTGGACGCGGAAGCGCGGTAGGCTGGGTCAACAGAGTGGATCAAGTCAATGATTTCGTCTGCGGTGACAGCAGCAACGGCAGCGGCTGTTTTGCCAAGGCCAGAGTTTGTCACGATACCTTCAACGTCAGAAGAACCCGAACCAGTTGTCAGCTTTGAGTTTGCAATGCGGCCAAGACGCTCGCCAAGCAATTCGCCAAGCAGTGCTTCAACATTCAAAATGCTATCGTTTGCCAACTCATAAGACCAGCGAACCCACTCAGTATCGAATGCGAATGCGCCAAGTTGCTTCTGGCCGAAGGTGACATCTTTGCCGCCGTCGTCAGTTACAGCGCCGCCTTCAGTGTGAGCGCCAGCAGCTACAGCAGTGTCATCAACAGTTGGGATGTTGAAAGTGTTGCCGCCTGTAGTGTTCAGAACTGTAAACAGGTTGGAGTCATACATCGGACCAGAAGCAGCCATTGCTTTGTCGATGAAGGAAGCCAGTTCTGTTGGCACTGTATAGCCGCCAGCAGTAGTCGTGCCAGCAGTCTGTGCGCGAACTTCGGATTGACGCAGAACGTTGCGGGCTTCGTTGTCCAAGCCGTCGATGCCGCCGTTTGCAATCATCGAGTAGAACGCCTGACGGTAGCTAACAGCTTCGCCAGCATCTACAGCAGGTGCCTGACGTGCTTCGAACTCAGGACGCTTGGAAAGATCAACAGCGTTTGCGGAACGGATCGCAGCGTCTGCTTTTTCCAT